GTTGTGTTATCGCAAAAAACTATGGAAATGCTTCTGGATCTGGATGTACTACACGAGATAATATCTTTGGCCACGTGATAATTTTCGCCGCTGGACTATATGCTGCTTATAAAAAGAAGCATGGCGAATCCCCTCCTTTCTCACTTGTTCGTGAACAATTGGTAAACCTTTACGGTGATGATAATGTATTTTCGGTTGATGAAGCTTTTAGTCTTATGACTGACCCTGAGTTTCTCGCTGAACATCTTGGAAATTATGGACTTAAACTAAAGTTCTTTTTTGGTGGTTTGGATGCAGATTTGCACACACTGAGTTTCTTAGGTGCTTCTTTTAAGAAGATGCCGTCTGGATTGTGGTATCCTTTGTACGATGTTGAACGTCTTGCAACTACCATGGTTTATGAGAACGATGAATTAACGCTCTCCCAACATATCGGTAAGGCTTTTACGCTGATGGTTATGTCTCGTCCTTCGGACCATTTTGAGACTTTCTATAGCGCGTATCGTGCCCTGATTTCAAGTGATTTAGTACGAAACAATTTACATGACCCAAGTATTTCGAGTTATGCGTTGGTTGGAACACCTAGTGTGTTTGATATCGATGCTTTTTTCTCGGGAAACGAGTCTGGAAATAGTAGGTTTGATGGCCTTTTTCTGTCAGACCTCTTTCTGGACATGTAGAATGTGAGGAGTATTTTGGTTTATCTTTATCCCTGATCTAGAGAATCTTTATGTGGGCGCCCCAAAGAAACCGGCGCGGTTTAAAAGATGTCTCAAATGACTAAAAAAGAAAAAGCAGCTGTGATCGCAAAGATCTCAGGGGGGGCTATGCCTCCTAGGAAGAGGAGAAACCGAGCTAAGAAAGCAAGGAATCCTCAACCTCAAAAATCCGTGCAGAATCCTGCCGGTCGCGCCAAAAGAAGGCGTGGAAACAAAGGTAAAAGAGGGAGGAACAATCAGGTTACTACAGCCGGCAACATGAGATCGTTTATCATTCCAATTGATGAACAGATCCAGGTTGTCAATGGTTCAACAGGATTTGGAATTGCTACTTTTGCAATCAATCCCGGAAACCCTGCTTGTTTTCCCTTTGCCTCAAGGACTGCCCAAAATTATGAGAGGTATGAATTTCAGAGCCTTCGCTTTGAATACAAACCTTCCGCAAGTGTTTTTGCAACAGTTGGTGCCCAAGGTTTTGTTGGAGTTACTGGAACTATGGACGCTCTTCAAGCGACGCCTAGTTCTCAACAACAAGCCGAGGTAATGCATCATTCACCTATTGTAGAAACCGCGAGGCCCACAGGTCTGACGTTTCCTAAACCTTTTTTGGAAACTAAGTCAGCTAGAGAGTGTTTCTTCGTGCGGCCTAATGGGTCAATCCCAGGTGGTGCCGATCCTCATCTCTACGATTGTGGTCAAGCCTTTTTTTGGACAAATGGTCAAGCTAACACCAATCAAATTGGCGAGTTTAGGGTAATTGGTAGCTGTAAGCTTATCAACCCTGTTCTCGAGACTTCGACCACTCCTTCCCCTCAGTTTCAGGTTTCGCAGTTCGTTGGAACTGCCGGTACTGGATTAACTACCGCCACTCCCGTAAATGTCGCCTTTGAAGTGGCTGTTGGGACTGGGGGTGTAGTGAATGCGTTATCGATTGTTAAGTCGTCAAATGTCACATTCACACCCCCTGTCGGCAATTATCTTGTCGAGTGGGAAGTTCATTCTGTTAATACTGGAAACGGTACAATTTTTCAGTGTGAACTCCAGAAGAATGGTGGTTTTGCTATTGGAACAAGTGGTGTAAACCAGTCTGTCGTTGGATTACCAAGTGGTGCTTATACTGATTGGACTTTAAGTCAGTCTCTATATGTGTCTGCCAACGGTACAGATGTTTTCAATGTTGTTGCAAATAACACCTTTTCTACTGGAACCTCTACTGCTTATGGAACCCTTCGTTTCATTGCTGTTTAGTACCTTGTTCACGTAGGGAAAAACCGTGCTAAGCACACGTTAAAATGCTAGATTATATGAATTGGGCGAGAGGAGTTAAATCATACTCTGGTTCATTTCGGAATTCGTTTGGACTCAAATTGAGTTAAATATGTGTTAATACAACCAAAAAAAA